GGCGAATAACCGCGCGGAGCATATGCTGCAAAGTAACTTGGCAAATGTATATAGCAATTAATAACATTATTTATAACCAGCTCTTCTTATATAGAAATCAGCTACCTTATTAAATTTTTTATCAATAAATGTATTAGCTGTTTTTTTTGCAATTCTAAAAAAAGGAAATATAGCGGAGTAAACAGGATTAGTTTCAAATCTATGTATAATAGTTAGCTTACCTGTTTTTTTATTTTTTTCCCATACGCCATATCTACCATTTATAACTGCTCTAAATTGATTTTGTTTATTTCCTACACCCCCTCTCCTATTTGGTATGTTACCAAATTTATTAAGCTTAGCGTTAATTGTAGGGACTGCCGTATTTTTTACTACACGAACACCGCCTTGAATATTACGATGTATAAATTCTTGTGCCCAATCTCTAAAAGTAATAACTGCCGTAAGATTTGTTTTTTTAGCAAAAATAATAAATACAGAATTAATAGTTGTTGGTCGCGGCCTGTCAAAGCTTTTCTTCATCGATAACTTAGTAAACTTTTGTACTTCTTTAGCTGTTTCATTTAAAGCAATTCTAGTAATGTTTGGCACATCTACTTTTTTAAATTTTTGCAAATCCTTAGTAAAACTTTTAAGATTATTGTTTACATTTATTTTCATATTTTTCTATTGTTGGTCCATATATATGTAATTGTTTTTTTAATTCTATAAGATTATTATCTAATAATAAAATAATTTCTTTTAGCGAAATAATAATACAATCTTCGTTTTTATATTTTTTATATGCTTTTTGTACATAATCTTGATCTAAAACAATTATAAATTTATTATTATTAACTTCTAAAAAATATTCATTACTATTTAACGGTTCTATTTTTTTTTCAATTAGATTTTTTTCTATAGCATTAAAAGCGCGAATCATCATAGCTACTAATTCTTTTTGTTTATTTTTACGCCAAATATTTTTTGTATATGTTACTAAAGCGCGCTCGTATCTAAGCTGCAATTCATTATCGATTAATTTATGCACGCGAGATTTACCATAAGTTGTATAAATTTTATTTTTTAATAAATAAAACTCTTGTCTCAGCTGCTCATACGAATAATGTTTTTTATTAATTAACTTATCTTTCATCATAAATTTAGTTACATAAAAAGTTACTTTTGTTTAATTTCAACTAAAAATATAGTTACATTAGTTATATATGCCTTATAGGCATATAATATAACTAACTATGTAACTAATTTTTTTTATTAGTTTTGTTTTAAATGTAACTAAAATGTAACTAACGTAACTAAAAATGTAACTATTTAATATCATCATAATTTTTTGATTGATAACCTTTTCTTTCTTCATAGTGCACTTTATCATTTTCTCTTAATCTTTTAAGTCTTTGTTTTACTGCAGACTCTTTAATTTCGCTTGCATTTATAATGTCTATTTGTTTAACCCATATATTTATGGGGTCTACATTTTCTTTATCGGCTTTAGCTTTCTGTAATTCTGATATTAATAAAGCTGTTTCGTCTATAGCGCTATCTTCTTTATTAAAGTATTCACTTTTGTCTATAGCTGCTAATACACCTGATGTTAATCCGTTAAGAAGTATCAAATCAATTTCTATAAATTTAAAATATTTAGGGTTAATAGGTTTGCCATCTTTAATAAGGGTTTGTGTAAACTCAACTTTCATTTCATCTGATGTATCTTTTGCTCTTTTAACCGCAAATTCAGCATCAACAGCCGCTGGTAATACTGAGCTGCCCCTTGCTCTGCCGCTGGCCATATGTCCTGTATGATGTATTAAATTAACACAGCAATTAAACTCATTTTTTAAAGCATCTACTCTTTCAATAAATTTATTCATATCTTCAGTGCTATTTTCATTACCTGCTCCAAAGTTACGCGCAAGAGTATCAACAAATATAGCGCCAATATTGCCAAATACTTTTTTAATATCGTTTATATGATTAACTAAATTAGCATGATCGTCTTCATCTAAAAATCTAATACCGCGATCTGAAATAAACAGCTTTGCATCGTTTATATCTTTATCATAATAATGTTTCCATGCTTGCACTCTACGCGCAATGCCGCGCTGCCCTTCGCCGGCTAAATATATAATTGGTGTTTGTGTGCATTTATGGCCGTGCCAATCTATACCTAAAGAAGCGCAAATAGCCATATCTATAGCAATAAAAGATTTACCGCTTTTAGGAGCCCCGTATATTTCCATAACAGAATCTTTCTCCATTACGTCTTCTATAACCCATTCTGGCTCGCTTATGTCATTTATGAGCTCTGATACCTTACGCAAGCTAAGATTTGACCTAGGGGCCTCATATTGCGCCGTATTAATTATATTTAATAGATCTTGCGCGGTTAACAAATTATTTTTATAAGCGTCATATAAATCATCTTTATTATTAAATGAATCTGGCACTGTAGCTATTGCAACATTACAACTATAATTTTTTTGTAAATAATCTTGTAATTGCGCAGCACAAGTTTTTCCTGGCTCGTCATTGTCTGGCCAAATTAAAATATTCTTATTAGCTAATGGCTGCCAATCACATTTTTGCCAACTATTAACGCCACCGTGCCAAGTAGCAATACCGCCTTCATATAATGCAGAACAACCAATCGTTGCTTTTTCTCCTTCGTTAATTATTACTACACCTTCTTTATTATTAAAATAAATAGGCATTTTGCCTGTTGGCCTTTTTAAAGTCCAAACATTATTTTCTTTATGAAAAGGCGCGTATTTTTGTTTTATAAAATGGGCAGTATCAAATCTCATAACAACAAAATTATTGTTATATTTTAAATAAACCTTTGATTGTTTAGCTAACGCGCGCATTTGTTCTTCTGAAAATGTTTGATACTGCTTTTGTTGTTTACTTATATTTTTAGTAGGATTATACATATTTAATATTTCTTCTCGGCTTTTATTAAAATAATCAATAAGCCAAATTACACCTCCGCCTTGTCCTTCTTCAAAACTATAAAATAATCCTGATTCTAGATTTAAACACCAACTGCCATGTGTGCCCCAACGTATTTCATGACTTGTTTGTTTCGTAGGCTCCCCGAGTAAGTAATTACCTACGCGAGGAGCTATATCTACAAAATCGACGTCTGCCATTTAGAATGGCAAATCGTCATTAGTGAGCCCATTAAAAGGGTCTTCGGGCTCAGACGCCGGAGGTGCGTCTTGACTTGGCATAACAAATTCAGCTGGTCTATCTAACCAAGCTTTAAAAGTAAATTGTGGCACTGATGAAGAACCTACTTTGAAATTTACGTCTTCAACACCAGTATAAGTAAAAGCTGCTACTTTGCCAGCATTTGCATTTATATCGTCCCATATTAAAGACAACATTTTATTTACGCCTTGCGTTTCGCCCCAAGTAAAGTTTCGCCATAACATAGCGCCGTAAGCGCTTGTGTACATCTCAATACTAAATGCGCGTTTCCACTCAGGCGTTGGCTGAGTGCATCTTACGCCTGGTTTTTCGTCCCATACGTAATCGTAAATTCCTTCATAAACACCCCAGCCAATTTTAATAGTAGCTGGATCTATTATAAAGTTTTGGATATTAAGCTTATTTTCACCAGCCATAAAACATTTATTTTTACTAGAATGTTTTATAAACTGCAGTTGCTGCTCATCCGTATTATTTATTCCCATAACGTCCATAATTTTCTCCTTAATGAATAATAGGGTGCGCATCATTGCGCCATTTTTCTAAAAGCACATAACGAAACTGTGATACATACTCATCGAAACTTAATTTTTGCGGGTTATCACTTTCTAAATATTCTAAATATTCTAAAACACAAAATTCCGCAAATCGTAATTCGTCTTTTTCAATCAATAACATAAGCTTGAAAAATTTGATTTTGTTTAATAATATTGGTAAATTCTTTCCAAGGGCAAGTAAAAACTTTATTATTATTAATTGGTTCGTTTTCCATAAAAGCATAAAAAGGCAATGCTACATTTATATCAGCTCTATCATATTTGAAAACTAAAACAGGTATTCTTGTTTTGCCAGCGGCTATACATACTTGGTCCCACCAGCCTTTTTTATATGTTTTACCTTTTGCATAACGCTTACACTCGATAGCATAATTTAAAAAATTAATATCGCACTGATTTTTTTTATAAAGCTGCTCAAAGTTTCTACTAATATGAATATTAGCTTTATGCGCATTACAAAAATTTTTTAACAAATTTACTATATCTCTTTCAAACGCAGCCCCTTTAGCTCTACTGTTAACCATTTTTAGTACGCCTATCAAGCTCGCGTTTACATTTTATTTTTAATTTAGCATTAGCTTTATCAGAATTTATTATTTCTAAAAGTTCGTTAAGTTTAGTAGCATGTAAATAAAAATGCTCAGTTGTGGTTTTACCTGTTTTTCTATTAAAATGCTTAATACTTTTTTTTAGCTTTTCTGGCATAACTGGTCTCTTATAAGCTGCTCAACAACAAATCCCATTTTTTTACCGTTATCATTGCAGTATTTTTTTAGCGCGTCGTGCGCTTGTTTATCTATCCATACACCTTTTACATCATTCATATTCTTTAATCCTCAAAGTTTTACTTCGTAATTGTTTAGCAGCTTTAGCTGGTATTACTTTTTCAGGCGCTGCTTTGTAATTAATCATTGGCCATTTAATTAAATAATTTTTTGTTGACGCTGCTTCATTATCTTGAATCATATCTTTTAATAATACTTCGTATTCGTCTATTTGTTTTTTTAATTCATTTATTAAATTTTTTCTTTCAAATATATTTTGCGCGTAGTCATTTGCTTTATTGCCTAATTTAATTATATCTTTATTTACATTTTTATATACTAAGTTTGCATCATTAGTATTTACAGGGTTATAATATTTTTTTGTTTTTACTCTATAATCAAAGTCTAAAACCATAGTAGATAGCTCTCCTGCAAATTCTAATTTTCTTTGGTACAAGTAAATTCTGAAATCAGTTGACTGCCACAATACAATAACAGCGGCCCAGTTATACCTAGTGCATTCCATTAACGATTTAGCTTGCAACACGCCTCGCCATTCTTCAATGTTATTAGTAGCAATATTCCTAGTAGCTTTGCATTCTATAACCCCAGGTCCGTCTAAAACAATATTATCTTGTTCAGGAATTATGATATGTGCGGCATCGCCGTTTTTAAATTTTAAATTACTTGCTACACCTGTTGCATCAAGTGAGCCCATTAAAGGCAACACATGATGTTTAACAGGTTCCTCATAATCTACTTTTACACTATCTAAGCCTAATAAATCTTTTGCCGCTTCGCATAATACCGGCTCTAATATATCACCCATTCTTTGTACTAATGTTTGCTCATGATTAGGCAATATACCATCAGCTGCTTTGATAGCAGTATCTAATTGCTCATTTTGTGTTGTATAAGGGCTTACGCCTTTAATAGCCGGCATAACTGAACAGCTTGCCATATCATATCTAGATTTTTTTCCTACCATTTTTATTAGACTCCTTAAATAATTTATTAGCTTGTTTTTGTAAAGATTTTTCTATATGCCTATCAATTAAACTACTTAAATAAATAAAAAATTTATTTAGCATTTTCAATTATAGTTTTTTTTCTTTTATCATCAAATTCAATAATACGTTTACCAGATTTAAAGCCTATAATTGTTTGCCCAGGCCGAGCTTCAATATATGAAATTTGTTGATCTAATCTTTCATAATAAAGCTCTAACCTGCGCTTAATTACTTTTTCTGTATGCTCAGTCATTTTTTATAACCATACATGCACCTCTTTCATAAATGTTCTTTTCTTAGATTTTAATTCTCTAAGACATTTATCTTTTGCTTTTTCCCAACTATCAGTTTTTGCAATCCTTACAAAATCTTTTTTATGTGCATTTTGCCTATCAAAAGGTTCTTGCATTACCCAATACATTTTCTTCATTTCCATTTAGTTATCCTCCTTTTTTAAAATTGCTAAACAATTCATATAAGCTTTAACAATACTGCACTTTTGTTTTTCCAATTTATAAATTTTGGAAGCACTATCGTTATCAAAATAATAATTATAATTATGCTTGCGATTATATCTATGTTTTGCAATTTGTAGCTCGCACAGCAAAGTAAACATATACACCTCTATACCTGTGACCATTTACGCC